TATGCTGGTGCTGCTGAAGAATTCCTAAGATACACAAAAGCAGGTGGTAAAGTATTAAAAGGCTTAGTTAATCGCAGAAATGACGAACGAGCTATGTATTTATCAAAAGGCTAGAAATGCAAAAGATTATTTTCAATGATTGGCTACCAGATCAGCCGGGCGTTATTGGTAACGTAACTGATGCTAAGAATTGCTACCCAGTTACAAACGGCTATGCGTCATTTCCTAATGAGGTAAATTATTCCGCTGATGCCGGTCAAGATTTGCTAATTGCATTTGCTGGTAAATATTCTGGTGAGACTGCATTATTTGCCGCTGGTGCAACACAAATATATAAGTTCAATAATGCTGATACAAGCTTGAGTCCATTGACGACTACTGGCTATTCTACTGTTGAGTCATGGGACGTTACGCAATTTGGCGCAAAGATGATTCTGGCAAATGGTCAGGATAAGCTGCAATCTTATGAAATTGGCGTTTCTACTTATGTAACTGATTTGGATAGCACTGCTCCAGTTGCAAAATATGTGACTGTTGTTCGAGACTTTGTGGTTGCTGCTAATGATGGAACGAATGCAAATAAAGTTTATTGGTCTGACATTAACGACGAAACAGATTGGACTCCTGCAAGCACTTCTCAGTCAGATACACAATTACTTCCTGATGGTGGTGATATTACCGGCCTAGCTGGTGGAGAATATGGACTAATATTCTTGGAGCGAGCAATCTACCGAATGAGTTATGTTGGTTCTCCGTTTTTTTTCCAGTTTGATGCTATTTCACGCTCTTTAGGATGTATTTCTAACGGATCGATTGCCCAATATGGTGGCCTTACTTATTTCTTGGCTGACGATGGGTTTTATCTTTGCAATGGACAAGAAACTAAGCCGATTGGCGTAGAAAAGGTAAACCGCTGGTTCTTTGATAATTGCATTCCGTCTGAGATATTTTCTGGAATGAGTTCTACTGTTGACCCAGTTAGAAAATTAATTATTTGGAAATTCAACAATACATTTGGTGGCAAGTATTTGCTGATTTACTCCATTGATTTGGGTAAGTTTTCTTATGTTGAAACAATGGCGAATTCTGTATCTTATGTCTTGACTCCATCTGCAACATTAGAGGAGCTAGACAATTATTCTACAAGCATAGACGCATTAGATACACCGCTAGATTCTCGTGTGTTTGCTGGTGGGCAATTGCTATTTGCTGGCGTTATTGGTGAGAAAATTGTTTCATTTTCAGGTCAACCTAAAATGGCGACAATATCTACCGGTGATATTGATATTGGTCAGTCAACAATTACATTAACTCGCCCAACTGTTGATAATGGTAGCGCAGAGGTAGCTATATCAAGCCGTAACTTGTTATCTGATCAGGTTGAGTATGGTGTAAGTGTGGCAGCAGACTATGAAAATAGGGTTCCAGCTAGGTCAAATGGAAGGTATCACAGGATTAAGGTAAATCCGACAGGTGATAACTGGAAAACAGCTATAGGCGTTGAATTTGATGTTATTAGGCAGGGTACTCGATGACTAAAACTGTACAGTTTCGTACATTGCCGGTATTTGGTGCTGATCAGCGGTCAGTTGCCGAAGTTGTTAATGGCGCAATGAATGGAAAAACAAATAATACTGGTAGTTTTGAGCTTGCTTCTGGTGGAGCATCTAGTACCGTTATTTATGATGATCGTATAGGTTATGATAGTGTTATTTTGATAATGGCAACGTCAATATCATCATCAACTAAATATTTTCCTTACGGCGCATTTCAAGACGGAACAACGCAAACAATAGCCAGCACAACAACAGCCTACCCAATGCTGTTTGATACTGTTGATTATTCAGAAGGTGTAAATATAGTAAGTAACTCAAGAATTCAAGTTGATTATTCCGGTTTATATAATATTCAATTTAGTTCCCAATTTGCTAATTCTGATTCTCAAATTCAAGACATTAGCGTTTGGTTTGATAAAAATGGTGCAATTTTGCCGGGAACTAATGGCGAATTTACTATTAGTGAGCGACATGGATCAATAGATGGTGGATTGATTGCTGGATTTAATGTATTTATTCCATTACAAAAAAACGATTATATTGAGATAATGTGGCGAGCATCAAATATAGGCGTTTCAATGAAATATTTGCCTGCACAAACAAGCCCAACAAGACCTAGTACGCCATCTGTTATTGCAACAGTAAGCCATGTTTCATCAAATGGATATATAGTAGATACTTTTAGCGATCCTTATATTAGTTCGCAATCGCAGGGGAGCGCCGTTATTTCACATCCAGCGAATTATGCTTCTGGTAAAACTTATGATTACATTGTGGTCGGATGACAGAATTTAAATACATTCCGGTTGATGAGCTTAGAAATTGGTGGGCTCATATTCGCGTTGGCTTAGATAAAATTAAAGGCCATAGCCCTGAAAATTGGATACCTGAAGACGTTTATACAGACTGCTTTAATCAAAAAGCAATGCTGTATGTAATTATTGATAATCAGAAGTTTGCAGGCTTTTTTGTATTGCAACCTAATGGTCAAGAACTCCATGTATGGGCGGCTTGGACGTTAGAAAATAACTATCAAATAGTAGAAAATGGTTTAAAATACATAAAAGAGCTTGCTCGTCAAGGCAGTAAAAAATATGTAAGTTTCTCTAGCCATCGCAAAGGATGGCAACGCAGGGCAGAAAAATTCGGTTTTCGCCCTAGACATTGGATCAGCGAGGTTTAATATGAGCGGTGGTGGCGGTACTACAGAAAGTTCTACACAAATATCCCCAGATTTTAAGCCGTATATTCAATATGCGCTAAGTCAAGCTAAGGATATTTACGGAAATACTCCGACAGCACCTTCTACGCTTGCTCCTGAGCAATCTCAGTTCTCGCAACAAGCTATTCAGCAGGCCGCACAGCGCTCTATGGCAGGTTCTCCGCTAATGGGCGCTGCTCAGGCAGAGCAACTAGCTACAATTCAAGGTCGTGGTGTTAATCCTTTCCTTGGCGGTGCTTTGGCTCAGGCTAATCGATTGTCTGGTGAGGAGTACGCTCGCAATATAGAAGCATTGCAATCAAAAGCTTCGTCAATGGGGCGTTATGGCTCTGCTGCTCAAGGTCAGCAACAAATGAATGCGCAAGATGTATTTGCCCGCGCATTGGCTGAGCAAGGCGGTCAATTAGCTTACAACTCTGCTGAAGCGGAACGCGCCCGTCAAATGGCGGCATCAGGTAACGCACCAACAATGGCTGCTGCTGATTATGCTGACATTCAGCGACTGTTGCAAGCTGGCCAAGCTCAAGAAGGTTATGCACAACAAGCAATTCAAGGTCAATTGGCTGCACAAGATTTGCCGATGCAACGCCTACAACAAGCTGCCAATGTGTTCTATGGTGCTCCATTAGAAACGACGACTTCCGCTACACCGCAAGGGGGTAAATAATGGCTGATCCAATTACTATTGCAGTCCTTGGCGCTTCTGCTGGCGCAATGATGAATAAGAAAGACCCGTTAAAGGGTGCATTAATGGGTGGTGCGCTTGGATTTGGTGGCGCTGCTGGACTAGGTGCTATGGGTGCTGGTGGTGCTGTTGGTACTGGTATAGGCGCAGGCGGTGCTTCATTGCCGGGCGTTATGGGTGCTGCTAATGCTGCCAATGCAGCTGCATTACCTGCTGCAATTAGCAATACTGCTGTTCCATCAATGATTCCTAATCTGCTTACTAGTCAAACTGGTTCGCTTGTTCCCGCTGCCGGTGGAATGATACAAGCTCCTAGCGCATTATCTACTCTTAGTGGAATGGCTGGCACTGCAAATGATTTTATGGGCAAGAATCCATACCTTACGCAAATGGGTTTGAATACTGCTCAGTCTTTGCTTTCTCCGCAACAACAGCAAATGCCACAATCTGCCGGACTAATGCGTGGTAGTCCATCGCAAGTAGCGTCTAGTCAGTATCAATACGGCACTCCTAAAATTTCACTTATTTAGGCAATATATGGCGATTGAAGATTATTTACCTAATGTATTTGGTAACGTCCCACAAGGATATCAAGGCTTGCTAGGTGACGCTGCAACTGCTGACTTGCAGAAACGATCTAACATAGCTGGTTTGCTTAGTGCAGGCTCTGCTTTGGCTCAGGGATTGAGTTCGCAAGGCCCTCGACGGGGAGCATTGCAGAACATTCTTGGCGCATTGGCTGCTGGTTATGGTGGCGCTGGTCAATCTGCACAACAAGGCATTCAAAGCTTTGCTAGCGCACAACAATTGCAGCAGCAACAACGTCAACTTGCTGGCGTTCAAGCTATGAAAAATAAATATCCTGACTTGGCTGACGAATTTGATACTAATCCGGCCGGAGCATTCAGGATTGTTTCTGAGCGTGAAGCAATAGCAAATAAGCCAATTACATTAGGAGAAGGGCAATCACTTTATTCACCAAAAGGTGATTTGATTGTTAATAATCCTGCACTTCCTAAGCCACAGGCAACGCTTCTTACAAATCAAGAGGCTGCCAATTTTGGGTTGCCTTATCAAGGTGGAGAAAAATATCAAAAAGATGCTAGTGGCAAAGTTGAGCTAATTTCAGGAACTGGCGCGAAAAAAGAGCCTAATGCACCAACAAGTATTCAAGAATATGAGTATGCAAAAGCTGGTGGTTATACTGGCTCATATCAGTCATTTTTAAAAGATAAATCTGCTAGTACAAATGTAGTTGTAAATACTCCCGGTGCAGTTCCATTGGGCAAAGAAGGTGCAAATAAAGTAGATACGCAAATTTTAGATTTAGGTCAAAGTAGATTGAATTTGCAAAGTATTGCATCAAGTTTTAATCCAAAGTATTTAGAGACACCATTTAAATTAAAAATGGCTGCGGCTTCTGAAGCCGAAAAATTAGGAATTCGTCCTAGCCCACAAACAGCGGCAGAACTTGCTGATTATTCTAAATTTACGCAAGACTCTTATACGCAATTAAACAATTATATTAATCAAATAACTGGTGCTGCTGTAGGTTCTGGTGATGAGGAAGCGCGCCTAAGAAAAGGCATTCCTGATCCGCAAAAGGATGGTCCTACTGAATTTGTTGCTAAGTTAAATTCAAAAATTAAAGAAGGTCGTTTGTATGAGGCTCGGCTTGGATATATTAAGCAAAATGGGTTAAAACTTACCGATATAGATGTTAATAAAATCCCTACATTAATGCGTGAGCGAGAAGCAAAAATTAAGGGTGATAAAAAATTATTTAATAATAGAGAATTTAATTCTAAAGACCCTAATCATCAAGCAATCGTTAGGTCTATTTTGTCGCGAGAATTTGGGTTAATGGAGTAATAATGGCTATTACTGATGAGCTGCTTTACGGCAATACCCAACAACGAACAAATCCTAGAAGCAGCGTTACAGACGAGCTTCTTTACGGAGGCAGTGCAACGTCTGGCGTTCAATCTGGCACTGGCATATATCCGCCAATTGAAAAGCCTCCTGTAGCTATTTCTTCGCCATCTATGGGTGCGTCTGTTGGCACTGCTTTTATGGGCGGTATACCTACTGATAAAAATGCTGCTGTTAATTACTTTGCAAAGCAGCGCGGTATTTCGCCTAGCCGATACAAAATAATTGATGGCGATATTGCGTATCAGGCTGACGATGGTAAGTTTTATAAAGAGGTTTCTGGACTAGGCGCTACAGCGGCATATTACGCTCCGGATGTTATTGAAATGGCTCCGGATATTACTGCCGGTGTTTTAACTGCTCCACTTACGTTGTTAAGTCCGTTTGGCATTACTGCTGCTGCCGGGATTACTGGCGGCACTGCTGCTGCTTCTAATGCAATAAGGCAGAGTATAGCTGGCAAAGTAGCTGGACAAGAATTTAGCCCGTCAGAGGTAGTTGTATCTGGCTTATTGTCTGGTGCTGCTGAGGCTGCTCCTGCCATTCGGAAGGGCTTTGTTGAACGTAGAACAGCTAAAGATATTGCGCAGATCAATCCTCAGTTGGTTCAATCTTTGCGTGATAAAGCTGGAAAACTAAATATACCGCTTACGCCTGCTGAGATAACTAATCTTGCTTCTTTGACGGCACAACAAAAGGTGCTAACAAATATCCCTGATTCTCAGGTTGATATGCAAAAGTTTTACAAGCAAAGAGAACAAAAGGTTCAAAGTGCGGTAGATGATTATCTTAATAGTATATCCAAGGTTGAAGACGCATCTGTTTCTGGAAATCGTGGAGTTCAAGCTTTAGAAATTCAAAAACAAAATTTAATGAAGGAAAGAGAAGCTGCGGTAGAGCCTATTTATAAAGCAGCATTTGAATCATCTGTTCCTGTAGATACACAACCAGTCATTAGGACAATTGATTCTTTCTTAAAAACGCAGCCTGCAAATGGTCGGGCAGCTTCTTATCTAAAGAAAATGAAAGGTCTCTTTGAAAGAGATGTCCCAGCTTTGGATGAACAAGGTCAAGAAATTGTCAAAAAAGGCATAGAGGATAGGCTTCCAGTGTTGCAAAATATTAAGTTTGAATTGGATGCAATGTTTAATGAGGATGCATTTAAATCACTTGATAAAAGAATTCAGGGTAATTTAACTGAGGTTAAGAATGTTTTGCTCGAACAAATGGGCAAAGAAAATCCTGATTATATTGCAGCAAATAAAAAGTTTGAGACTCTATCTCAGCCAATTAATGAATTCAATGAACGCATTACTGGCGTCTCATTAATGCAAATGTCTCCAGATAATTTAAAAAATTTCTCCCGTAGAATATTTGATAATCCAAGTCCAAATACTGTTAAATATGCTAAAGATCAGATTATTAAAGGTGGCGGTCAAGAAGCATGGGATGCAGTTACAAGGACATATTTGCAAGATGCTTGGTTAGCAGCTAAAAAACCTGCTAAATCCCAACAAGGCGATAAATTTGATACAGGTAATACTTGGCAAAATATATTGCTTGGTGATCAAAAATCTAGGGCAGCAATTCGTGCTGCTTTAGAGCCAAAACAATATCAAGCATTGCGTGATCTATCACAAGTGCTAGAGGCCGCTGGAAGCGTTAAGAAGCTAGGATCGGACACCGCATTTAACCAGCTTATTACAGAGGAGTTAATGAAAAATCCTCCTGTTGGCGGTGTTGTTACAGGTGCAGCAAGGGCAACTGGCGCTATATTGCAGCCACAAAATTACGGTAAGATTGTTTCTGATTGGGCGACAAGAAAAGACGCCGCTGCAAATGCTAATGAAATAACTAAGATAATTACAAGTCCTAACGGCATGGAAAAATTAAAACAACTGCGTAAAATGTCTCCAACTTCTGCAAAATATTGGGCTGGATTAAGCCAACTTTTGACGAATTATGGGGTATTTGAAACTAGGGAATAATCATGGCAAAAAATAAAGTTAGCGAGTATAGTTCAACTCCTGCAAACAATACTTATTTTAATAAATAAAATGTTAACTCAAGAATATTTAAAATCAATATTAAATTACAATTTAGATACAGGCATTTTCACTTGGAAAGTTAATAAATCACAAAGAACAAAAATTGGTGATTTTGCTGGATGGTTATCTGATGGATATATAAGAATTGAAATAAATAAAAAACAGTACTATGCACATAGACTTGCTTGGCTATATATAAATGGAGAAACACCTAAAAATTTAATTGACCATATTGATGGAAATAAATCAAACAATAAAATATACAATTTAAGAGAAGCAACATATCAAAAAAATAGTGAAAATTATAAAACACCAAAAACAAATAAATCTGGCGTTAAAAATGTTTCTTGGTACAAAAAATTAAATAAATGGGTAGTATCTATAAGCATTAAAAATATTAAAAAAACTGTTGGTTATTTTGATGATTTAGAGCTTGCCGAATTAGTTGCTATTGAAGTTAGAAACAAATATAGACAGGAGTTTGCAAATCATGGCTAAGAACAAAGTTAGTGAGTATTCATCAATAGCTGCAAATAATGTTGACATTGGTGGCATTAATATCGCTGAGGGCTGCGCTCCATCTGGCATTAATAACGCTATCCGTGAGCTTATGGCACAGCTTAAAGATATGCAATCAGGAACTGATTCGGATAACTTTACTGTTGGCGGGAATTTAGTTGTTTCCGGTACAGCTACTTTATCTACCGCATTGCCGGCATCTAGTGGCGGTACTGGAAATGCATCTTATACTATTGGCGATATTCTTTATGCGTCAGGATCAGCAGTAATTTCTAAATTAGCTGGGGTAACTACTGGTAATGTTCTATTATCTGGCGGTGTTGAAACTGCTCCGGCTTACGGAAAAGTTGGGTTAACAACCCATGTAACTGGTGTTTTGCCAATAGCAAATGGTGGAACTAATCTCTCAGAAATTGGAACCAATGGGCAAGTATTAACGTCTGATGGAACTGCTGCATCTTGGCAAACCCCTACCATTCAGCCATCTATTGGCGTTAGTCAAACATGGCAATCTCCTAGCAGAGCATTAAACACGACATACACCAATTCAACTGGTAAGCCAATTATGGTGAATGCATCTGTTAGATGTAGTGGTGCTTCTGTTTTGGCGCGTGCTTTTGTTGGTGCGGTTGAGGTTGCAAGATCATATTCTCCTGACTGTTGCGGAGTGCCGCAAAACAATTACTTTACTTTGTCTTTTATAGTTCCTAATGGCGCAACATACTATTGCACTGGCGCTGATCTTACTATTTGGGCAGAACTGCGATGATTACACAATCTGATGTTATTGCTGATCGCATGAAAATTTGCAATGGCTGCGATAAAACAAAAGATATGAGTGAAGACCCACTATATTTTTTTGTTGATGCTGTTGGCTCGCTTATTACTGATGCATCAAAAGATATGTGCACTGAATGCTCTTGCCCTATTTGGGTTAAAGTTAGAGTTCCAGCGAATACCTGCCCATTAAATAAATGGATTAAATAATAGGTTAAAAATGGTTAACGAGACATTAGCTACTAAATCAGCATCAATTGCAACTTACGGCGGTTCAGCAACTGCCGTATTTTTTGGCCTAAGCGCTAATGAGTTTGCAGCAATTGGCGGTCTATGCGTTGCAATAATTGGCTTAATTATCAATATCTGGTTTAAGTATCAGCATTTAAAGATAGCACGAGCAAATAAGGACGTTACTCAAATGCCTTAATTGCTTCATTTGCGTATTGTTTTGCTGTCTTAATCATTTGCTCCTCAGTCATACCTCCGCGAGAGATTAGGCCAGTTAATGCACAAGCAAATAGCATTTTCCAGTCATTTGAAACTGGCTCTTTATCTTCATTCCACTTTGGATCGTTAGGGTTTTTTCTTGGTCTTGACATTGTTTTATAAATAGAAAGATTAAATGGTTAAAAAACAAAAGTTGCCTGATGATTGTATGCCAAATTGCAAAGGATGCTCTTTTTTTTTATCTGACCCTAAAGATGTATTAGGGGAATGCAGAAGGTATCCTCCTGTAGTTTTATATATTGGTGACAATGACTTTGATAGTAGCTTTCCATTATCATCCGCTGATGAATGGTGCGGTGAATTTATAAGACGAGTTAACTAATGATAAAGCATTTTACAGACGAAGAATTTATAGCTGCGTGGAATACAGATAATTCTGCTAAAAAAATATCTGAGAAATTTAATATTTCAGAGCGACAAATTTATAAGTATAGAAAAAGAATTGAAGAAAAATATAACATTACATTAAAGTCAACTACTTACAATTCAAGAGCAATGACAATTGAGTTTGCTCATAATAATGTAAGAACTAACGTTGAAATATCTGACGGATGCATTATCGTTGCATCTGATTGCCATTACTGGCCGGGTATTATATCTACTGCACACAAAGCATTAGTAAGTCTAACAAAATCCCTAAAACCAAACATGGTTGTAATTAATGGTGATGCCTTTGACGGCTCGTCAATAAGTCGTCACGATCCTATTATGTGGGAACAGCGTCCTAGCGTAAAACAAGAGCTTGATGCCTGTAAAGATAGGTTATGGGAAGTTGAAAAAGTATGCGGCAATGCTTCTTTACACTGGAATTGGGGTAATCACGATCAAAGATTTAACACTAGGCTTTCATCTCAGGTTGGCGACGGCTTTAAGGATATTCAAGGATTTGACCTTAAAGACCACTTTCCGCGATGGAAGTTTTCAATGTCAATGATGGTTAATGAATCCTGCATGATTAAGCATCGATTTAATAACGGCATTCACGCTATCTACAACAATGTGCTTCGTAGCGGCACATCAATGGTAACAGGCCATCTACACAGCTTAAAAGTTACTCCATACTCTGATTACAATGGCACTCGTTACGGCGTTGATACGGGCTGTTTAGCTGATCCTCATGGCTCACAATTTGGATACGCAGAGGACAATCCTAAAAACCATAGGTCAGGGTTTGCTGTATTGACCTATTACAATGGTAAGCTAATGCCGCCTGAGTTATGCGAAGTCATCGATGAGGATGAGGGCTTAGTTCACTTTAGGGGCAAGCTATTTTCAGTGTAATTATATTGCGCCAGATAAAGCAATAAACAAAAACATTAGAACTGCTAATATCATTCCAGCTAATGCGCTAATAATTAATTGCATATCGCTTTTTTTGCTTCTTTTAAGTTTGAATTAAAAAACCACTGAATTGCTTCGGTATCGGTAATTTTTTTACTGCTGCTATTTGCGCCATCAATATATCCCCTATGATATGCGTCATCTGCTTTTTTCTGAGAAATATACGCTAAAGCAATTAGCCAAAGTACACAAATAAAAATAGTTATTGAGTTTTTCATATTAGTTCTTTAATTGACTTAATTGACATTCCTGTTAGCTCATGGATTCTAATAATTATTTCTCCGCTTGGAAGTCGCTTACCCGTCCTAATTTTGCAAATTGTCGGCGGACTAATATCTAAAAACTCTGATAACTGACGATCATTTTTTAGCTTAAGTTTTCTTTGTAATTCATCTAGCAATTTCATTTATTCTCCAAACATAAAAAGTGTTGGTGGCCGGTGCTGATCTCCGGCTTGTCGGCGCTTCCGCCGTTTCTGAAGCAGATGTAGCCATCTTTGCTCTACTATGCCTAGTAGCACTACAGCGAATCAGCCTTCGCAATCACCAACACAGCTGAGGACTTATTTCCCTATCTTCCTACCAAAATTACCCGGTGTATTTTGGCTTTCCGGTTCAAGGTTAGTCCACTTACTAGATTCGTGTCCAAATCCTCATGTGTGTTGGTGCAGGATCACAATGTGAAGGGGAGACTAAAAGCATTGCTCCTGCTGCCGGTGTTACTATGCCACTACCGGCTTGGCCACACATTAAAACGGCACGGAATCCATATCAAAAGGATCAGCTTCTTGTTGCTGTGCTGGCTTTGCCTGCTTTTGTTCTTTAGGCTTCAATGCAAGACTAAAATACTTCTTACCCTCTAGCTTGCCTGATTTGCCTTCTTTTACCCATGCTGACAGCCAGTAATCTACACCATCAACATTAATCGTTCCTGAGTAACCGGGATGATTGTCGGATGTTTTGTTTTCGTTTACAGCCAGAATGCCTGAATTTGTATTATCGTAAGCCATTTTATTTCCTTATTTAGTTGAATGTTTTTTAATTGCTGCGCGTTGCTTGCTATCTAAAAGACTCCATAGCGCAGTTTTGCTATCAGCATCCATGCCGCATTCAGTAATGTACTCTACTGCTCCTGCTACATCATTTTTGGACAATAGACTAATTACTTCAACACCATAGCTACGAATTTCTTCCTGTTCTTCTGGTGACATTTTCTGAAACGTATCAACAGATATAGGCTTTGCTGAAACTGGCTCACTAGCGTCAATTGCATCATGCTCCACTATTTCCATAGCAGTCATATACAAATAACGCCTCTGATAGGTCTGTACGGCTCCTAGATTCTGGATAGCGTGAGCGCCTTTAAGATTAGCCTCTACCATTGGGCTAGTAAACTCAATTACGCCGCCATTCTCAAAGTCTACGATTCTCATCGTGGCTAACTCTGATGAAAAGCTGATCGTTGCGCACAATCCTTCTTTTGCAAAAATATTGTTAATTTCTGGCAGAAAATCTTCAAGCGTAAAGTATTGGTAGCCAGCAAACTTGTTATCCCCTGACTTTTTCAGCTTTGTTGATTGCAACTTAATGCGAGCTAATTGCAGCTTTGCGTAAACTATATTTAATTTCTGCGATTCCATATTGCCACCTTTATTGAACTAATTATTGAGTGTCCGAATTTACGATATAGCCGATACATTCGGAAAATATTCATTTGATATATCTAACTTTTGGAATGACTGCTACTTTCTTTGCCTCCTCTTGTTCACGCTTAATTCTTGCAAATGTTTTGCGAATGTCAGTTTTAGATGAAGATGTGTACTTAAATGATTTGTCTAAAATTGATTTATTGAATGACATATAAAAACACCTTATAAAGAACCATAGTGCAAATAGCAGCAAATACTTTATTGTTTGCCAGCCAGTCGTCAGTTGCAAAAAGTTTAAATTTCATCTTCTTCACTTTCAAGTTGATTAGCGATCTCGTGTATTTTTTTGTCTGCTAATTGCAGTGCAGAGTATCCTATATTTGCTATTCTTTGCTCTTTGTCAGATAGTTCTTTTTGCTCAAATTCATTGATGAACAATCGCAGTGCGTAAACAATTTCGGCAATTTCATAGTTAGTCATTTATCACGCCTTATTAATTTAATTATCAATTTTTTGCCACGAAAGAACTATAGCAAATAAATTTACATCAGCAAACATATAAATTTCTATCTGTAAATTGATATCGATAGGAATAATTTATTGACGGAAATTTAATTTGATGTATTCTATTTCGTACGCTAACTAACAAGGGGATAAAATGACAACAAATCAACTAGAAGTTTTAAACAATGTTTACAAGCAATTTCAGGATTCTATTGATGAATTTGAAGCATATAGCCAAGCTAATCCTGCGTGGATTGAATCGGCAATGCAACTTTTTACACTTATACAAAACGCTAAACAAAAATGATGCAATTTCCTAAAGAAGATAGTCGGCGGCATAAGATGCTGGTTGAATTTATAAAACACGGTGGCATGAGCATTGACGAGTTCATAGATAGATTCGGAATGTTTGGATTAAAGCAACGTCACAAAATTACAAGTGAATTCAAAATGCTGATGGAGATGGGCTGCTTACGTTGCGTAAAAGATAAATACATTCCTACAGCTGGAGCATTTGATATGGACTTTAAAGATAAAAGCATTACAGAATCAAAAACGCCAAGGAATTTTGTTGAGCTATCTAAAAAATATCAACTTCCTACCGTTAGTCCTAGAGGTCAAGAATTTAGGGAAATTTCTTTTTTAGTGTCGGGGCAATCTTTTGGAACAAAATGAAAAGAAAGACATTTCTGCATATAACTATTCATTAAAGTTTTGCCATGGATGCAAGCGCATGAGGTCAATGGCGCAATTCAAGGGAAAAACTTTATGTAAGATTTGTAGATTGAGAAAAGTTACGTTATAGTAGCTATGTGCTTGGCAGCGCATTTAAAGGGTAAGCCTTAGAAGGGACTCTGCTGGTTACCCACCAGTCTGCCAACGCCAGAAATGGCGAGAGTTCCTCCTAAGGCTTTTTTTATTGGAAAATGATAATGAGTAAATTACTTATTAACGAACCGCCATTGCAGGTATTGCCATCTTTGGCTGTAAAGATTGGCCTTAATGAGGCAATTATAGTCCAGCAAATACACTACTGGCTTCAAAAAAATAAGCCCATGGAAGACGGGAATTCATGGGTATTTAATTCTGTCCGTGAGTGGAAGGAACAATTTCCGTTTTGGTCTGAAAATACTATCCTTAGGAACTTGCAGTCATTGAGAGATTCTGGGCTTCTTATTGCAGAACAAAAGTCAAAAAATTCTTTTGATAAGACGCTTTATTACAGGATCAATTACGACCTATTAAGTGATGAATCGATTCACCCATTATGGGGTAATCGAGACACCCAAGTTGGGGTAATCACTATAAAGACAGAGACTACCAAAGAATATATAGATCGATTTGAAATTTTCTGGAAAAAATATCCACGCAAGGTAGCAAAGCCTAATGCGTTAAAAGCGTGGTTAAAGATAAAGCCCGATGATGTTGTCCTAAAGAAAATGTTAGATGCAATCAATCAGCAAGGACTTTTTGATAGGGAAATTCAATTTGTACCGCATCCTGCATCATGGCTTAATGCACAGCGTTGGGAAGACGAATTAAAGGTTACTTCGCAGTCAAGCGACTGGTGGGCAAATGATAAGAGGGTGAAATGATAGGAAACTTGCTTAATCGATTGGATAAAGTCAAAGGAAGCAAAGGCCGGTGGACTGCTTGTTGTCCAGCTCACGGAGATAAAAGCCCTAGCTTGGCAATTACGTTGCTTGATGATGGACGTATTTTGCTCAAGTGCTTTGCTGGTTGTTCTGCGTTTGAAGTCGTTGCAGCTGTAGGTATGGATATGCAAGACCTGTTTCCTAAAGAAGATAAATTAGGATTTACGGCAGACACACAATTCAAGAAATCTGAGCGCAAACCGTTTTATGCAACAGACTTATTAAAAATAATCCAATTTGAGGCACTTGTAACGTCCGTGGCTGCGTTAGATTTGAGTCAGGGTAGGCAGGTATCGGAACTGGATAAAAAACGCCTTAAAACGGCTTTTGAGCGAATCAACGAAGCAGTAACTTACATTAGCTGAGGAAAATATGAATATTGATAACATTATCAGCATGGCAAAAGAAGCTGAGATTGGCGATGGTAACGGATATATTATCATGCATGAGATTTCTGGTCTTGCACGTTTTGCTGACATAGTTGCTGCTGCCGAGCGCAAGGAGTGCGCAAAGGTGTGTGACAGTATGATCTTGTACACAGGTTTTGACTGCGCCGCCGCTATCCGCGCAAGGGGGCATAAATGACTCTTGAGGAGCGGGCAATAGACCTAGATAAAGCTCGTAGAGCTAGGATATTAAAGTCAGATGTTATTGACGTTGAAAAATACCTTCACGCCAATGATTTGAATATTAAAGTAAAGAAAGCAACAGACTTTTTAGAGTCAATTAAGGAGAACTATCTATCGGCAGAGCGATCCAACAGAGTCGTTATGCCTTGGGCTAGAACTCACGAAACATTTGATTTTAGAGATGGTGAGGTTACTGTTTACGCTGGTGGTAATGGTGGCGGTAAGTCACTGATAACAGGTCAGATAGCTTTGTATCTCATACGTCAGAAGCAGAAAGTTTGCATTGCATCTTTTGAGATGAAGCCAGAAAAGACGTTAGAAAGAATGTTGCGGCAGTTTTCCGGTGAGTTTATCGATAATCCTTTGGCTCCTGACCGTGAGATTTACATAACGAACCTAATCGGCCGTATGGATAGGTACTTATCAAGCAATATGTATCTATACGATCAGCAAGGTTCAACTACACCTGACAAAGTTATAGCGATGGCTCGTTATTGCGCCGTTGAGCTTGGCGTTAAGCACATTGTTATTGATTCATTAATGAAGTGCGTTAAAGGTGAGGATGACTTTAATGGGCAAAAAAACTTTGTAGATGAGTTGACGGCATTGGCTCGCGACCATAATGTCCATATTCATTTGGTTCACCATATCCGCAAACTGGTTAACGAAGAGCAGCAGCCGAACAAGAATGATCTTAAAGGTTCCGGATCAATCAGCGATCAAGTAGATAACGTGTTCCTGATGTGGCGCAATAAGAAAAAAGAGAACATGAGAAATAGAGGCGAGCAAATTGATGAAAGTCAGCCAGATGCGTTTCTAATGTGTGAAAAACAAAGGAATGGCGATCATCAAGAATGGTACGGGCTATTTTTTCACGGTAGCAGTCAGCAATTTGTCGATACTGTTGGCGGTCAAGCAATAGATTTTGATAACAAAGGTAGATTCCGTGAATGAGTTTTTTGAAGAAGAACGGCACAGATGTGAAGTAAGGCAAATATTAAGATGGAGAATGGAAAGCAGGGATAAGGCAATAGATTATTTATCACGCGTTAGAAAAGCAAGAGGAGATGAAAAAGCAAATCAATTAGAAAAAGAAGTGCGGGAACAATGGGCAAAAAATAATCGTGGAATAAATGGGGATTGGAAATGACAGATAAAGATAGTTTTCCTAAATTTAAAATTGGCGACTACGTTACAAAAACAAGTGGTTCAAGCTGGACTGGCTATGTTGTTGGCACTTATAAGACTGCACTTACGCCAGAGGGATACGCAGTTGAAAGCGAAACTGAGGCTGGTTCTGTGCAAATTTATCCAGCAAAAGCATTGATTGCTACATCAAAAGAATTGCCAAATGATTTGTCTGATGCTGCTGTAGATGTTTTGCTTCAGGCATTGGAAGCATTTGACTCATGCGGTGAATTTGAAGATGAGCGTACTGGCAATAATTGGCATTACGTTGACTTTAAAAAAGTAATTGAAGCATCCGATGCAATTAGAACAATTCTTAAAACAAATGGTTATGTGCTATGAGTAATGAAATGGCATTTAATACGCCAGTTACGCTATTGCGAATTGAGCGAATAAAAGACTTGCTGTCTCGTCGGTATATGACTTTAAATGAAATAGCAGAAGCTACGCATATTTCAGTTAGATGGGCTAGAGCTTATCTTAACCATTTACACAAAGATAAGATTATTTATATTGCTGCTTATCGATACAAACACCTTGACGTTAAGACTGTAAGTCATGCATTGTATAAATTAGGATCAAAAGAAGACGCTTATCGGCCTTTGCCATTGAGTAGCGCACAAAGAATGGCGAGGCAGAGAAAAATCATTAACGAAGATGCTGATTTGCGGGAAAAGTTATTAGCACAACGTAGAGCGGCAAGAATCAAACCAAGACGGGACTGGACAGCAGCATGGATACCTACACGAACGGGGGCGGTATGAATGACCGCGAACTAATGCAGCAGGCGCTTGATGCTCTTGAAACAGTACATCGAACAGACCGCGTATATGGAATAAATATGGCAATCATTAACCTGCGCCAACTTATAGCAAACAAACTTGCGCTGTGCAAACTAAACGAAGCAGCAGAAAATAATGGGGAGCAGTTATGACTAACGACGAAAAGATAATGCAGCATGCACTGGATGCGCTGACATGGTGCTATGACGTTACCGACTGGCCTGCAAACGGAAACACGCCACAAGATAAAGCACTCGAAGCACTACGCGCCCGACTCGCGCAGCCTGATGTTCCCGAAACAGCTTTCGGGGAGACGGAGCCGGTTGCGTGGATGCACAATTTTATTGATGACGTTATTATCAAGAATCGGCCTACGGACATAACTTGCAATGCCGGAAGGTGGACTGCACTCTACACAGCACCACCACAGCGCGAATGG